ATGTCAAACAACTTCCTCATTTCTTGCGCCATCTTCACATAACCGGTCCCCCTGATGAGCCCTTGCGTGATTTGTATGTTCAGGGCTTTCAGGATTGCCGCTTTATGATCCGCAAATAACTTCGGTGCTGTCAATTCTGCAATCGGGTTTCTGACAAGTTCCATGACGGCCGTTTTGTTAATCGAGGTAAAGTCAAAAACAACGTCCATCTGCTTGCCTGTTTGGTAAATAAAGCCGTTGTAGGACTCGTTGTAAGTATTCGCTAACAAATTGTTTGTGCCGGTTATTTTAGTGCGTGTGAGGGCTGCAATCTCGTCTTTGATTTTGCCTTTGAGCGTCTGCAACCGTTTGTATTTTCCCGCTTGCGCCAACGAGGGATTGTTTCCCATTTTCATGTATAGTTTTTCGATTTCTTTTTTTGTGTTTTCAAGTGCAAGTTTGTAACTGAATCGGAGTTCTTTGAGTTGCAGTTTCGTCAATTCGTCAACAAGTTTATTCACCCATTCCGCTCGGATTCTCATTCACATCATCCTCCGGGTAGGCATCTTCTTTCATTTTTTCGAGTTCGTAATCAACATCGTTAATGAACGGCAACAGACTAACTCTCGTTTCATCGCTCACGAGGCCTGCAAGTTTTTGCGTCACGTCTGCGTGGTATGTCAAATCAAGCGGTAAGTTTCGAGTGAACTTGAAGAACAGATTTTCAAGTTTGAAGTTCCAGCCCTGCAAGTTCCAAGCTGAGAATATGATCTCGAATTGTTTTCTCAATGCCCGTGTAAATTTTCTTTCGGTTGTGATGCACTTGTTTTCAAGTGACAGCAGTTTGTACTTTTTCGCCTCTCCTGATTCCGTTCCGAAGTTTTCATCGTTGAAATTCGGGGACTTTGCAAACATCCGGATGTTGTTTTCAATTCTGTCAAGATGATGTTCAATGACGGCATCGTCAATGTTTTTTGTCAAGAAAGCTGCGTCCCCTTCAAGCGGTAACGAGAACGCCCCGGTTTGTTTTGCGTTGCTCACGGTGTCTGCGTCGATTGTTGCGCCCTTGAAAACCATGTATGCCAACCGGAATGATTCAAGCTCTGAATTAACATCGCTAATCGTCCGGTCGTATGCGTCAATCAAATCAAGCACTTTCTCGCAGTCGCCCTGCCATTCTTTGTTGTTCACAAACGGGATCAACGGCACACCGTTAAACATATGCGGTTTCGGTTCTTCCGTCGGGTCCTGGTAGTACCCATCCTGATCTCCAACGTAGAAATAAACCATTTTGTCATCGTACCATTCGATTCTTGTTTTTGTGACAACTTTCTCTCCGGTGTGATCTTCGATTTCGTAAGCCCTCAAAGCGTATTGAACATCGTCAATTGAACGATCATAAACCCAAATGCACTCCCAGGGATTCACGTTCATGACGTGCGGTTTGCCATCGAGTCCGATGTAACAGAGTCTTGCACCCATGCCGGTAATCGCTGCCATCTTCGCTGTTTCTGAGTCAAGGTCTGCGAGGTTTTCAAGCGTGACGAAGTTGTTAATCAAGTCTTTCTCTTTGTCTTCTCCGTCGTAGTCATACACAATCGGGTTACCTGCGAAGTAACCGGTTTTTGTATCAACGATCTCAGAAAAGAAGTCGTTGTTAATCTGATTGTTGACTTTGTTTGTGTCGTCAAATGTTCTTGAATGAATCGGCACGGTTTCGTTTGTGTACCGTTCGTACAATCCCTCTTGTTTGAGGTGCATTGTTGAATATTCTGTGAGCAAATCTCCGATGATGTCGCTTGTAATTTGTTCTCCGTTCTGTTTGAGTCTGTTTATGTATTCATTCATTTTTTACCTCCTCTTTCTTCGGAAGCATTCCGTGTTTAATCAGCTTTTCAATTAGTTCTGAAACGCTTTTGCTTGCGTCAAGCTCGTCTTGTATGTCCCGTGCCTTTGTAACGCCGGGCTCCCTTCGGAAGTCGATTAGTGTTTTATTCATGTGCCACCTTCTTCGGTCTGTTTGTCAAGCACGGGTGTGCGTTGAGTTCTTTTTTTAATTGTTTGATTTCGTCATAGGCTTCCGCAAGAAAGTCTTTCAAGTGCATATTTTCATCCTGTAATATCATGTTCTGCTGTTCAAGCTCGTTAATCTTTTTCCATTGCGCCTGTTCTGTCTGTTCAAGTCGGCTGATGACGTTGCTTAGAATCTCTTCAAAACCATTCATTCAATCGCCTCCCGGAACAATTTCATACGATTTCGTACATCCTTTTTAATGCATCTTGAGGCGTATGGCCATCGAAAGGGTGCTTTGCTTTTTCTGTTACGGGAACGTCGAATAAATACCAATCTTCCATTTTGTAATGATTTGATATTTGTCCAGTTGGTAACACAGCAACAACAATAAAATATTCACCGTCAAAACAAGGTTCGCCATCGTTGTGTTTTTTTGATTTGTGAACATCGTATTTTCCTTGTCTCGCCCATTCATTGAACAATAAGGCGTTATAGACTTTTCTGTACTCATATAATTCTCCAAACGTATGCCACCCGTCTGAAACTCCTTTTTTGCTTTTTAAAGTTTGTATCTCTAAGTTAATTTGTTCAGTATTCATCTTATTCCCTCCTTAAACCACTCAATGCCGTCAAACTTGTATTTTGTGTATAATTCGCTGTGCCCTCGTCTAATCAGTTCAACGTTCCAACAAATCAACTTCCCAGCTTCAACTTCAATCCAGATGTAACCAAGAATGCGTCCGAAAAAGTCCGGGCTGTTCGAATCGTAAGTTAGGATGATCTTAATGCCGGTTAATTGTTTCGTGAAGTCTGAGGCTTCAACCCCTCCGGGTTCAACGGGCTTTGAGGGGTGCACCGTTTCCGGGGTGTCAACGCCACATAAGCGTATTGTTTCTTCTTTGCCGTTGATTTCCACTTTCAGGGTGTCTCCATCAATGGCTCTTGAAACGATTCCAACTTCAAAAGAAAAAGCCGCCAGAGGCAGCAGTAATAAAAGTATTATTAAGTTTTTCATGATTTCTCCTTTACATTGCAAGACTCCTGACGGCTCTTGCTTTTTGCAACCGGCTCATGACTCCGTACCTCAAAGCATCCATGCAGTGATCGTTTTCTTTGAGCGGTTTGTCTTCGCCTTTGTTTTGTGCGTTCTCGTCCCAAGAGTAGGTATGAAATTCCTCAATCGTTTTTTCACATTCGGGATCAACGCTGATTTCATTTTTGCTTAATTTCATGCTGACATTTCTAATCCCGTCAATGACTGCATTGTTTGCTTTTTGAACATTCAAGCCCCGTTGTCTTAATTCGACTATAAATGAGGCAGCTGACGGGTCAACAATAATCTCTGTGTTGCGTGCGATCCCGTTGTTGTTGAGAAAATCTGCCATGTCATTTGCATATTGTGAGTCGGTTTTTTGAACGCCTGAATCCCGTCCGGAATAATAATATTCCCGTTCGACGTGCACTTTGTCCCCGTCAATGTCAAGCAGCAGAAAGACCGTCGGGTTTCCGGTTCCGTAGTCGCAAGCTATAATCTTTTTGCCGGTCGTCTTTTTGCGCTTGATGTGCTTGTCATGAAACATATCGTAGATTAAGCCCTCAGCTTTGACCCACAACCCCTCGATGAATCGTTTGTGCCATACCCCGGAATAAGCTTGTTTGAGGTTGCGCTTGTACCTGTCAGACAATGTGAGGTTGTCTTCAAGTCTGAACTTGAAGTTTTTGTATTCTCTCTCGTTTGCCTTGTCAATGTATTCTTTTTTGATGTAATGAAACGGGCTGTCAGGGTTTGTTGTCCAGATCGCTTTCGCTCCGTTCAATGACATTCTGTTAATCGCCTGCTTGACGAATGTTTCATGATGCAATGTGACTTCGTCTGCGTACCAACCGGCAATCGTCATTCCTCTGATTGAGCCTTCAGCGTCTTTGTTTTTTGAGCCCCGGCAATAACAGACTTTTGTTTCATTGAGCTTCAGCACAAGTTGGGCCCCGCCCTTTCTGTTCTGATAATAGAACGCCCTGTCTTGTCCTAAAATGCCAATCAAGTCGTCAATCACATTCCTGTAAAGAGAGTCTGTACTTTCACCGCTCATTAAAAATTCTTCGTGCGGGGATTGCATTAAATGAAAAATCCAGGCCACATTTGCCGCCATTGTCTTCCCGGAACGTACCGCCCCCTCTAAAATGTTAATAAAGCCGTCAGCGTTGTCAATCGCTCTGAGTTGTTTCGGGCTGAATAAATCAAGTTTCATTCTTTCGGCTCTCCCTAATCACTTCAGCTAATATTTTAATCGAATCCTGAGCGGTATTGTTTGCCTCGTCAGGTTTGTCACGCCATTCGGCGGGTTTCCTGTTTTTAAGCCAGAAGATTTGAGCCGTTGTGTTAGGCGGCATCTTCTTGTGGTATCTCTCAATCCGTTTTCTGTCTTTGCCCTGCTCATCTTTTTCAATTATTTCTTTCACTTCTGTATAGTCATAACCCATTGCGTTCTTGAAAAGAGCGTTCTCGACTTGTATGTCAACAACCTCTTTATTTTCTTTTAGGGCGATACCTATGGGACTATAACAGGTTTTCCAAATGCGTAAGGTTTTCCGGTTAATACCCATATTATGAGCAATCTGCTCATCTGTCAATCCATCACGTGCCCATCCTTGCAACCGCAATAGGTTGTCATCTTCTAACCATTCCTTGTATTTTGTCTTTGCCATTTATCTCACCTCAATTGCTACCCCCTTTCTTTTGTCAACCAATAGAAGAACGGGGTGTCGAGTCCTGCTATTATCAATTTCACAACATATTGACTAATAATCATCCATCCAAGATTCGGAACAACGCCATAAAAAGCTATCGTTATAAAAATCGCTGTGTCTAACATCTGACTCATCATTGTGCTGATGTTATTCCGGACCCATTTCTTTGAGCCTTTCGTTTTCTCTTTCAATTTATGAAATATAAACACATCGTTGAATTGCGCCACAAAGTAAGCTGAAAGACTTGCTAATACCATCCGTGCACTTTGTCCCAATACCGCTGAAAAGCTCTCGCTATATTCAACTGCAAAGACAGCCGGAGGTAACTTCATCGCTAATATAAGCAACCCTAAAAAAAGAAGCTGGGAAACAAGCCCCAACTTCACCGTTTTCTTTGCCGTTTCCTTTCCCCAAATTTCGCCTATCACATCGGTGCATAAAAAAGTCAATCCATAAGCAACCACTGCCGCCGGAACAACGAACCCGAAAAGATCCACCACTTTCCCGCCGACTACATTTGCCACAATCAAGCAAGAAACAAAAATCACGTTCAACATCATTAAATTGTCATTTGTTTTTTTCACTTTAATTCTCCTTTAGTTTTTTATAGTTGGTTTTTGCATACAACTTTGTTATAAGTTATGTTCTGCATATCGTTGGAATTTTATCCATTCGTTGAGATTGTTTTCTCTTGCTAATTTAGGTTTCAATCTACCTGTTGATTTGCTCGTTGTTAAACTTGAGCCATTAAATCTATAAATCGAACCGGAAATGTTGCCGCAAAGCCAAGAAGTGCTATCAACTGAATAAAATTTGTATTTCTCTAATCCTTTGAGATTCGTAAAGCCGAGCCCGTGAACTTTGCAGTTGTTTTTCTTTGCTTCGTTCAGTAGCCAGGTGAAATATTTATATTCATTCTTCTTTATTTCCCCGGAAACGATTCCGCCAATAGCCACATAATCATATTCTTTTGTCATGTCTATCCAGTATTGTTTGCCCCGGCTTTTGTGCCATACCGGGATGCACTTCTTTTTTGTGAGTATTTCAACTTTCGTTCTGAGTCGTTCAACCTCTTTCAGTCCCACAACATTGTCAATGTCCAACTCAAAGAAGTGTTTAACGTTATGCTTGTTTATGAAAGCGGCATATTCCGAAACATATTCATCCCAGTCAACACTTTTACTTGCATTTACCATAAAAGTAAAAGCTCCGCTATCAAGCAAAAAGTCCCACTTTGTTTCTATGTTTTTATACATCCATGGCTTAACATAGTAAAAACTTTCTAACACAAATAGTTTTTTGTCTAACTTCGCTCTGAAATCTTTATACACACTGCTGAGGTTAGCCAAATAAACCTTCACACTTCAATCTCTTCCCCGCAATTCGGGCACGTGATTGTTTTAGGTTTTTCCGGTTCTGAACTTGTTTGTGTTTCCTCAAAGAAGTTGTCAATGTCAACTTCCTCATGTTCTAAAATATTCTGTATTTCACCCTCTGCAAATCCCGTCATTTCTAAGTCAAACGCCTCTTTGGCTAAATCCTCCATTAAAGACTTCAACTCGTCAAAATCCCACTCGGCAATCTCTGACAACTTATTGTCTGCAATCGCATAGCCTATCGCCTGTGCTTCATTCTGAAAGTCGTATATCAACACCGGCACGGTGTCTTTGTTGAGCTTTTGCGCTGCTTTCAATCGTGTATGTCCGGCTCTTATTGTTCCATGTTGGTCTATAATAATCGGGTTAATGAATCCATATTCCTCAATCATGTTTGTCAACTTGTCAGCAGCTTTGTCATTCTTCCGGGGGTTCTTCTCCCATACTTTCAACTTGTCTATCGGATATTCTTTTATAAATTCCATTCTTCATCCCTCACATTATCATTTTTGTTTTTTCAAGCCATCCTTGTTCTTCACAATATACTTGCCACCGGTTATTGCTTTCTATGATTTTATTTGCTTCTTTCAACGTCACAAATGCGCTTTTACACATAATGCACCCGTCAAAATAGCCGTTGTCTTTTGCTTTGACTCTGTAACTGCTATCGCTGTATTCGGTAACAACGTAAGCCCATAGCTCGCCATTTTCAGCAGCAGGGCGGTAATATCGTAACAAATAATCACCTCGTCAAATTTGCAATAAAAAAGCCGCCAAAAGGCGGAGGCTTATTTTCTTATAATTATTGATTCTATCACATTATAGCACTTTTTGGTTTTTCTGTCAACTCTTTGTTGTTTATTACACTAAAAACCTTTTCTGTTTTATATTGTGTTAATTTGATACAGTCATAGTACCGAACCCGTACTATTTCTGACAAGCATGAAATTCACAGCTAATAAAGTTAGAATGTGGCTCTAATCCGCTAAAAACAATTCCATCCCTATATATATAGGTAAAATAAGTCAAGCAAGCAAGCAACTTTCAATTTCGGGCTTTTTTTATTTTTTTTCTCTATATAGATGTTCCTGAAAACCTTCATTTTTATCATACATTTTTAACATTAGTGTTAGAGAATTTTCAAGGCTTTTTCTGACATTGCTTTTGCCCGTGTGAAGTCTTTCGGCTATTGCCCTTTCAGGTAATCCCTGAAACTTGCCATACTTCCATTCATAATCGTGATTGATATAATAATCAAATATAATCCTTGCCTGTCTGTGTGGTAACCTCATCAGCTTATTTTCTATATCCTTACAGATAATCCCAGCAAGCATTTTACTTTCAATCTCTGATATTGTATTACCTGTGACTAACTCCCGTATCAAATCAAAACGAATCTGAGCCAGTGGATCTTTAGCTTTAAAATCATCCTTCGATTCTTTTTCGCACCAATCTATCCCCTTATTCCACATGAGGTGTATCTTCCGGCCCAAAAAACACCGCTTCAAAGTCTTATAGCCCTGCAAAAGTATAATTAGCTGTTCCCTCGTCATATCATACCCCCAAAAAAAGCCCCTCTTTCGAGGGGGGTCACATTCTTTTATCGTTCGGTATACCTTCCTGCCTCATTTTGCTAAGTAAAATGCAGATATAATTCTCTGAATATTCCTTGCCTATATGCTTTTTAACTTTTTCTTTGAGCTGTCTGATAGAATACTTGTTTTCATCATACGATGCTAAAACCTTCATGATCTCTTTTTTCTTTCCAGGCCTTCCCCTTTTGTTTCTGCCTGTCACTATCGGATTATTCTTGTTATCCAACTCCAAACCATTCCACCATCTGATGGCCTTATAAATGCTGTGCAGCGGGATTCCTGTTTCCTTTTCTGCTTCTTTAATCGTGTCATACTCAACAGCCGCTTTTAAAGCCCTGTATTTTACCGGCTGTTTTTTCTTCGCCAGAAATATTTTCTCCGGCATTTTAATCTTCGGCTTAGTCTTTTCAAATACTTTTTTCTTCATCATCAATTCCTCCTATCACTTTTTTAACCTCGTCTAATGATCTAATCACCGTTGCTGTTCCTCCTGCTTCTTTAATCTTTTTTATTTTAAATTCCTGCATTTTAGTCGTTGTGTTATTTTTTACCTTCAGCTCAAAAGCAATGAACTTTCCTTTATAGCAACAAATCAAATCCGGGATGCCAACCTCTGTATAAACTCCTCCATGCTGTTTGACTACAAAACATCCCGGGACGCTCTTCAACCATCTAATTATTTTGCCTTGTAACGCCTTCTCTTTCATGTTTTTCAGCTCCAAACCGTACTTGATGAACTATTTTCGCCATGGCATAGAAACAAGCCCTTCCTGGCCCTTGTCATCCCAACATAGAATGTACGGATCATCGATTCTTTTCCTTCTTTAGTATAGACAGAGCTTGCAGCCTTCTTGCTCAAATCTGGAAATAAGTACACATAATCAGCTTCGCCGCCCTTGACACTGTGAACCGTCCCAACTATAATCTCAGGCTCTTTAAAAAGCTCATCAACACCATGTTTTTCAACTACCGTTCTTAGGTATCTCCAAGCCTTCTGCTTCGTCTTATTCAAGGCATCAAACCAATCTAACGGCGTTTCCAGTTCCAATCCCTTATCAGAATAATATTCAAATTCATTGAATTGATTGATCGGAATCATTTTATTCTCCTTAGCCTTCAGCTTCGCTTTTGCCCCATGTTGCAAAAACTCTTTGCGCATATGTTCAACCGCTGACCACAACTCGCCCATCGTCTTTTGTTCTTTGAGGAAATTCTTCAATCTGTCTGTTGTCTGACGCCTAATGGGATTCCAGTTCCCTGCTTTAAACCGGTAGGGATTCCAGAACGGTATGCCCTTCGCCCTCAAAACACTTATAATGTTTTGCAACATATACCCGCAAGTTGCCAGGATCATCTTTTTCCCAGGCAATTTCATCATCTCGTTGACGTTGAAATATTTCAGCGTGTTGGGAGAACTCTTGACAAAACCCTTTTCACCCGTAGGCAGATACTCAAATTCTTCCCGGTCTGAAATCTGATGTATCCATTCAACCGCTTTCGCATGAACTGCTTCCGGCACCCGGTACGACTGCTTCAAAACTTTACGTCCACTGTGGCCTTCCCTGAATAAATCCGGATCAGCTCCACGCCAATGGTACAAAACCTGATCCGGGTCGCCGGCTATAATCAGCTTCTCCGTCTGAGCCGCCCAGCTCCTGAGCAACTTCAATTCTAACCTCGAATAATCCTGAGCTTCATCGGCTATAATTACATCAACATCCGGTACAATGTCAATAGCATTTTCTATAAAATCCGTAAAATCCATGAGATTATTATTGCCTTTCCATTCTCTGTATTTATCATATACTTTCAAAACCTGACCGGGCCAATTATCTTCCGGGATCATCCGCTGCCTCAACAATTCTATAACACCCCAAACTTCATCAGTCTGATAGTCCCGTGTTGCCACTTCATCCTCATCTGTATTGACACCATTCATTGCGTGCTGAGGATTTTTCTCATTCCAATCTGCAATCCTCGTTTCTGCAAGTTCCGGACGGTCTAACAACCGATAACACACACTATGCAACGTCCCGATGTTCCTTGTGTCAATAGTTGTTACTCTATCCGTAAGCTCATGAGCTGCCGTTTTTGTAAGTGAAGTAACCAGAACTCTATCGTATCCATATTCATGCGTGGAATGTTCAATCTGACGGGTTAAAGTCGTTGTTTTTCCGCACCCCGGAGGCCCTACAATCTGATATTCATTCAACATTATAAACACCCCAAACTTGAAACCTGATCCCGGC